TATCCAAAAGGAGTGTTATGGCTATACCTATAAACATAAATCACGAAAGATTAGTTTTAGCTTTAGATAAAGCTTATCCTAGATTATCTATAAGAAACACAAAGAGCCCTGACTTTACCCTAAGTGAGAAAGAACTCTACTTTAAGTTAGGACAAAGAAGTGTAATAGATTTTTTAATAGATGAACTAGAGAAAACAAAACAACAAAAACATAAGGAGGACATTTAATATGTGCGGAGGCGGAAAACATAGATCACCAGACCCTCAACCAGCTCCACCACCACCAGCTCCAGCTGAAACAGCAGAGCTAAAGGTAGGAGATAGCGAGGATAGCAAGAACCAAAAGAAGAAACGTAGAGGAAGCTCAAGGCTTACTATACCTATCCAAAAGACAGTTGATAGTGGAACTGGTTTAAACATAATGAGCTAGAAAGGAGCTAAATGATAGAGGTAACTTCTCTAGCAAGTAGATACAAGCAGTTAGAAAATAAACGAAGCAGTGTCTTAGAGAGAGCAAGAGAGTGTGCTAAGCTAACGATACCTTCACTTTTACCACCTGATGGTAGTGATGAGCAAACAAAGCTTTATAAACCCTTTCAATCACAAGGAGCTAGAGGAGTAAATACCTTAGCTTCAAAACTTATGCTGACCCTTTTACCACCTAATAGTCCATTTTTCAGATTTACCATTGACCCTAGCTTAGTGCAAGAGGGCTCTAAGAGTGAAGACGTAGAAGCTACGCTATCACAGATGGAGAGCGTGCTAGTAAATCATATAGAAGCTAGTGGAGAGAGGGTGCAAATCTTTCAGTTTTTAAGGCTATTAATCATTACTGGTAATGCCCTGCTTTACTTTCCTAGTGATGTTAAAGGGGCATCATTAAAGATTTATAGGCTAGATCAGTACGTATGTCAAAGAGACCCATTAGGCAACCTACTAGAGTTTTTAATAAAAGAGCAAATAGCTCCTATGGCTATAACTGATGAGCATATTAGAGATGCAGTATTAGCTAAAACAAAACAGCTAGAGAGCTCTAAGAACTATGTAGAGCTCTATACAAGGGTCTATCTTGATAAAGACAAAGGTAAATGGATAACAGCTCAAGAAGTGAGTGACTTTAGTTTACCTGAAGCTAATGGAGAGTTTGAGAAAGATGAGCTACCTTATCTTGCTCTTAGGTGGTCTGCACTACCTAATGAGAACTATGGTAGGAGCTATGTGGATGAAGTTATAGGAGATCTAAGGAGCTTAGAGGGTTTATCTCAAGCAAGGCTAGAAGCTAGTAGTGCTAGTGCAAAAGTACTTTTCTTTGTAGCACCTAATGGAACAACTAGAAGTATTGATATAGCTAATGCTGAAAACTTAGAGGTGCTAGAGGGTAACGCAGAAGATGTTAGCGTGCTCCAAGTTAATAAGAACGCTGATATTGCAACCATAAGAGAGAGCGTTAATGACCTTAAACAAGACCTAGCATTTCACTTTATGATGAACTCAAGCATACAAAGGCAAGCTGAAAGAGTTACTGCCGAAGAGATAAGAACAATGGCAAGTGAGCTTGAAGAGAGCTTAGGTGGTACGTATAGCGTGCTATCTCAGGAGTTTCAACTTCCTTATATCAAGCTAAAGATACAAAAGCTTAGAGAGAGCGGAGCATTCCCTGATGGTAGTGAGAACATAGAGCCACTTATTACAACTGGTTTAGAGGGCTTAGGTAGAGGACAAGACTATAACAAGATCATAACCTTTATGCAAACAGCGAGCACTCTAGCACCACAAGCAGCTTCTATGATTAACTATGAATACGTGCTTAAAAGCCTAGCTACATCGCTTGGCATAAAAGATACTGACATACTCTTGGATGCTGAGACGATAGCACAGCAACAACAACAAGCACAACAACAAGAGCTTATGAGTAAGGCTACTCCAAACCTAGTGAGTGGCATTAGTAAAGCTATGACAGACCCAAGCGTAATGCAACAAATGACACAACAACAAGGAGAGATAAATGGCTAGAAATAGCAAGAATACACAAAACGTAGAAAACCAAGAGAACTTAGAGCAAGCTCAGGAAACTAATGAGACCCTAGAGAACCAAGAGCAAGCTAATGAGAACCTAGAGCAAGCTGAGGAAACTAAAGAGCAACCTAAGTCTAACGCTGACAGCTTAGCAGTAGAGGCAAAGGGTTTTAGTGAGAGTGCAGAGTTTAAGGTTAATAGCACCATAACTTCAGGCGAAGTTGTAGATGGTAATCAAACAATAATCAGGTATTAAGGAGAGGTAATGGATGGTAGCAATATTGATAACCAAATGGCTGTTAATGACGAGATTAACACTCAGCCAAGCAAGACAGAGATACCTACTCAAACAGCTGATACTAAGACCACTGACAGCGGACAAGATGCTAGTCTTAAAATCACAGCAGACAAACCACAAGATACTCCTAAACAGACTTATGACCCTAGCAAGGACTTCGACTACTCAATATATGAAAATGAGTTAAGGAGCACTGGAGATATAGGAGAAGCTTCACGTAATGAGCTTTATAAAACATTTCCTAAAAATCTAGTGGATAACTACATAGAGAACCTAAAGGTAGCTTCAGCTTATGTAACAGAGCAAGTAGCAAATCAAGCTTATAACTTAGTTGGTGGTAAAGATGACTACACAGCGATGATAGCTTGGGCTAGCGAAAACCTTACAGAAGATGAGATAGAAGACTATAACGAAGCTATAAATAGTGGCAACCAAAGACGTATGAATACAGCCATTAAAGGTCTATATGCAAGGAAAAGTCTAGCTAGCTCAAATAAGCCTAAGCTAACTATGGGAGATACAAGCGGTGGAAAACTTAGGGATGATACTTTCTTAACTCGTAGAGACTATGCTAATGCAATAGCTGATGAGAGATATAGTAAAAGCCCTCAATACCGAGCAGAAGTGGATGAAAGACTAGCTAATACATTAAAGCTAGGCGGATTTAGACAATAAATATAAGAACAAATAAGGAGAATATAAATGGATAAAGCAACAGCTTTGAATAGTGGAGCTAAAAATGGCTCATTTGGTGGGCTTGAAACAAAAGATAGAGAGCTTTTAACAGAGAAAGTAACTGGAGAAATCATCGCTAGTTTTGAGAAAACAGTTGCGATGGAGGGTAAGTATCAAAGAAAAGAAATCAGTGGTGCTAAATCATTACGCTTCGAGCATGTAGGTGGTATCGGAGCTTACTACCACAACGCTGGAGAGCACATCAAAGGCTCAGAAGTAGCTCACGATAAGTCAGAGCTTACTCTTGATAGACCTCTTGTAAGCTCATTCTTCACTGATGATTTCAATGAAAGCATGCTTCATTATGATGCACGCAAAGAGTATACAAGAAAGATGGGAGAAGTCCTAGCTCAAAAGTATGATCGCAACATTCAGATGAAGTTTATTACAGCAGCACGCCTAAAGAACGTTATGGATGAGTATGCTGGTGGCTCTGTAATAGTTAATGCTGACCTAGCTAACACTGATTTAGCAACAAGGGTTAATGCCTTTGCTAAAGCCTTAATCGCTGCTAAGAAAGAGTTAATCAAAAAGAACGTTACAGGGCAAATCTTTGCTGTAACAACTCCTGATGTCTATTTTGAGATAGTAGAAAATAGAACCTTACTAAACAAAGATTATGGCAACGTGGGAGATTATGCTGAGGGTAGCGTGTTTAAGATTGGTGGTATCCCACTAACTTATCATAACTACCTACCAACAGTTGATGCTACAAAACCAGCTAATGCTGAGTTCTATGATGAATATCATGGAATTAACTGTGAGGGCACAGTAGCTTTTGTAGGCACTGATGAAGCAGTAGGTGTGTTAAAAGGTGGAGATATTACCACTAAGATTTGGGATGATAATGGTCGTATGGGAACTTGGACACGTGCTAGCCTAGCTTGCGGTATGGGTGTCTTAAGACCTGAGTGTGCCGTAGAAATCCGTAAGTCTGCACTACCAGCTAACTGGGGTCAGATTATCTATGATAGAAACAGAGTTGGAGCAGGTAAGCTTCCAACGGGCTCACACGCATAACATAAGGGGGCGTTATGCTCCCTTTTTTGTCAAAAATAAAATAAGGAGAAATAATGCCAAGAATAAATGATGCAGTAAATACATTATTGTTAAGCATAGGTCAAGAGATGCTAGAGGATATGAATGACCCTAGTGCTTTAATGGCTAAGCGTATGCTTCAAAATGCAATAGATGAGCTACCCTATACAAACGATGACTTTACATATAATGAGATAGAAACACTTAATAATATGCCAATAGAGGTGTATAACTTAGTTGTAGCAGTAGCTGGGCGTAAGTTTCAAACAAACGTAGTATCTAGCGAAGTATTACATGAGTTTACGGTAGAGGATGAAGCCTATAATAAAAGAGCTATCATAAGAAAGAGACTGATACCAAAGAACATTCAAGCAGAAGTTGATACAGAGCTAAGAGAGCTTTACAGCTTTAGTGCTCTTGTGCCTAATAGCTTAAAGCAAAACCTAGCACTCATAAAGCTTGAGGCAATTCTCTTTGCTAAAGTAGATGAGTATCCACTTAGTATTGAGAGCGTAGAGCAAAGTTATTTAGATTTTAAAAAGAGGCTAATAACAAAGAGAGAAGTGCCAAGCGAGGTGTTAGAAGCCACAGCTAAAGAGCTCTTTGCAATATATGGCTTTAGTAATGTAATCCCAGTTGATATATCAAATCCAAGTAATATAACACAAACTCTTAGAACTCTAGCTTGCTATAACTTTCAAAAGTCTATCTTAAATCCTGATAACTATGTTATCTCAGATGCTGAAAAGAACCAAAACGAGCTTGATCTACGCTTAGCAATAATAGCAAACAGACTTTATCCAGCAGAGCTTTATACAAGAGTTAAAGATGAGTTTATAGCTACTTATGGATATATAGAGAGTGAGTTTAACTCTGTTATAACTGATTATATTCTAAATAAAACTATGTTTAGACTGCAAAGTATTCTTATACCAAGTGAAGCTCAAAGACCTATAACAACAGAAGATATAGATAATGCAGAGGCAAGCCTTATAACAAACCTAATAGCTCCTAAAGCGATCTATGAGAGAGCCTTAAGAGAGGTTAAGATAGAGCTTGGTATTGAAGATGGTGTAGAAAATAAAAACATACCTGAGGCTGTGTTTAGCTATGCAAGATACAAAGCAAGCTTCTTGCATCAGCCAACAGCCATTATAAATCCTAGAAAATATGTCTTGGACGAAATGACACTTATTAGAGCTAAAGCCTTAGCAGGTCAAAGCTTGTCTCCATTATCCTTTATGAACTCCAAAAGTGTCTCAAGGATACTTGATAAAGACAATAACCCTGAAGCTGTTACCTCTAGCGTAAGAGCTAAATATAGATTAAAGGTAGCAAATGCAAACTCTAATAACTAAACACTACGCAGGGCTTTTTAATGGTATGAGCCAGCAAGCCCCTACGCTTAGGCTTGAGACGCAAGGAGATTATCAAGAAAACGCAGTTAGCTCCATTGTCTATGGGCTTTGTCAAAGACCTCCAGTAGAGCTTGTAAAAGAGATGGATGATGTCGGATACCCTTTTTGGCATACCATAAATAGAGATGAAAAAGAGAGGTATATTATTAGTCTAAGTCCAAACGGAGAGCTAAGGGTTATGAACCTTGTAGGCTTTACCTACCCTATCGAGGGGCTTGCTTCTCATCAAAACTACATAACTACTAAAAACCCTAGAACAGATATAGCTATGACTACCATAGGAGATTACACCTTTATAGTTAATAAACGCAAGGTTATAAAGATGAAAAAGACCTATGATAGTTTTAAGGCTACTTCTGATTTTGAGGTTAAGATAGAAAATAAGAGTGAGGGCTATACTGATGAAACAAGAGCCTACTTTATAAAAGTTGATGGAACAACCCTAGCAACCTATACTCACGTTAAGAGTGCTAAGACAACTAAAGATAAGCTAGAGAGCGAAGAGGACATCTTAAAGATACTAAGAGATCAGATAAATGCTAGAACCGGCTTTTCAGCAACAGAGATTACTAAAGAAGGAGAGGTCTTTACATTTAAGTTTAGACGAGCAGATGGCACTAGATTTACCACAGAGGTAGATGATAGGCTAAGCTACTCTACTCTTGGCGGTAACGTAGTAAATGATATAGAGTATGACAAGAAAGCCATTATCTATGTAAGCAAGGGCGTAGCAGAGCAGAATTATAGAGTTAAGCTAAGCAGTAAAGATGGCTCTATAAGGACAGAAGTATCTTATTCAACTGGTAATACAAGTCAAGGTAGCACTTATAGAACAGAGGTAATTGCTTCAAATCTAGCTAGTCAAATAAACTCACAAAGCAGTGGTAACTTTGAGACAAAGCTATACGGAGCTGTTATAGAGGTTTGGGCTAAAGATAAAAAAGACTTTGATATAGAGGTTGGAGATAGCTGGGGCGATGCAGCTCTTAAGGCTTTTAAAGGTAGAGCTCAAGCATTTACAGCATTACCTCCAAAAGCTCCTGAGGGAACTGTATTACAAATAGTAGGTAAAACAGATAGTGATGAGGGAACGTATTGGGTAAGGTTTGAAAATAGCTATCTAAAGGATGGCGAGAGGGTATCAACAACCGGTGTGTGGAAAGAGTATAGAGAGCCTAATGGCTTTCATAGATTTGATAATGCCACTATGCCCTTACAACTTATTAGAAAGCAAGATATTGCAAGATATAAGACAGCCAATAATCCTTTAGGTCTTTACTTTGCACTTGAGTATTGTCTTTGGTCTGATAGAGCCGTAGGAGATGAGAACTCAAATCCAAACCCAAGCTTTGTGGATAATACAATAAACGATATATTCTTATTCTCCAATAGACTTGGGATATTAAGCGGTCAATCAGTATCTCTTACAAAGGTTGGAGACTTCTTTAACTTCTTTGCAAGCACTGTTACAGATGCTCTTGATGATGCCCCTATTGATATAGATGTGCCATCAACATCAGTAACTACACTTTATTATGCAAAAGCAAGTAGAGATAACCTTATGATATTTGGAGACGATCAGCAGTTTATCCTTAATAGCGGTAATGACCCTCTTTCATCAAAGACCATAAATGCAGCCCCAATACTCTCATATCCTTTTGATAGCTCTGTAAGACCTATTAGCTTAGGACAGATGACTTACTTTGTCTCTCCTAAAGGCTGGAGAGATATGTGCGTTAGAGAGTATTTCATACAAAGTGATGGAATGATTAATGATGCTCCAAGCATAACAGATCACGTGCCTAAACTATTAACAAGTCCTAAAGAAGGCAGGCAAATAGCTGGTATGGCTAACGAAGACATTTTATTCGTATGCAATGATACAAATAAGCTTTATGTCTATAAATACTCTTGGAGTGGAGATAAGAAAACCCAAAGCTCTTGGAGTGTTTGGACTTTTTGCAGGGATGTAAAAGGAATATTTTGCTTTGATGATAAGCTTTACTTATTCTTTGAAGGTGGTGTATTTGGCTTAATAGATTTAAGCAGAGTTGGTGGAGACTTTGAGTGTATAGACTTTTTAAAGAGTGTTACTCCTAATACAGCCTCATTAGTTGAACCAAATAACAAAGACTACATAATAAGAGATCAAGCAACAAAACAGACCTATACATTCGAGCAGTTTAAGACTGGAGCAATCCCTCAAGCACAGATGGGTTACAAGTATCACTTTAAGTATCACTTCTCTCCTATATTCTTAAAGTTTACTAATGATGTGGTGGGCTCAATAGATGGTAGAACTTTATTAAGAAGGGCTACTATATATCTATCTAGTGGTGCAGACATAAATGTAAGCATAAGAGATTACGGACTTGATAAAGAGAGGCTTAAATATACTTGGGTTATCCCAACTGAAGCAGTGCCTCCTAAAGTCTTTAAAAGGACTTTTATTCTTCGTGGAGAGGCTAAAGAAAATAAGCTTTGTATAGAAAGTGCTGATATAAGACCTATATACATCCAATCAGTCTCTTTTGAAATCTTAACTTCATTAATAGATAAACCCCTATGATAAGCACCCTTACATATAAGCCTAGCTATTGGAATATAGCTAAGGGGCTTCAGATTTGCAAGCGTGAAGTAGATGAGCTAAAAGCACAAAGTGATATAAGTCCTAAGCAAGCCCTAAAGGATAGCTTAGATAACTCTATCATCGCTTGGTTACTATTAGATGAAGATAGAAAGTGCATAGGAGCTGGCGGAGTTGCGAGAGATAACAGTGATGAGAGCGTAGGCATAGTGTGGGTGCTTTGTAGTGATGAGCTTTTTAATAAGCACCTCTTTAGCACTAATTCATTTTGTTATGACGGCTTAGCTTACTGCTTCTTTAAACTAGGTCTTACAAAAGTTTATAACTACGTGAGCCTAAAGAATAAGCCCTCTATAAAGTGGCTTAAGAGTTTAGGCTTTAGCTTTGACAAAGAATATGTAACCTTTAAAGATAAGGAGACACTCTTTGTTAAGTTTCATTTAGATAAAGGAGATTTTTAAGATGTGTTATATGATTGCTATACCAATAGCAATGGCAGCTATGACAGCAGCTACAACAGCTTATCAGACGGTAGAGCAAAACAAAGCAAACAACAAAGCCATAGATGCTGAGCTAAAGCAACAAGAGAACAATATGCTCTCTCAACAAGTAGCTTTAAAAGAACAAAGCCAGCAAATAGCAGATAAGTCAGCTGTGGAGAGACAAAGAAGAGAAGCTGAGGCTCTACGAGAAAGAGCTAGATTAAGAGTAGAAAGTGGAGGCTTAGTTGGTAACTCAATAGATGCACTATTTAATGCTTCAAGATTTAATGAGAACCAAGACTTAAGCGTGATTAACCAAAACGAAGAGAATGCTCAAGCACAAAATGCTAGAGAGTATGA